AAGAATCCAAAAAGAAAAACGTTTATTTAAAGGATATGAAGAATACAATGATGTTACAAGATTTGTATTCGACTTAGAGACGACCGCATTAGAACCAAAAGACGGTCGTATTTTCATGATTGGATTAAAAACCAATAAAGGATACCAAAGAGTTATTGAATGTTCTGATGAAGACCAAGAAAGAAGAGGGTTGGTAGAATTCTTTAGAGTGATTGATGAATTAAAACCAAGTATTATAGGTGGTTACAATTCGGCAAACTTCGACTGGTATTGGATTTTTGAAAGGTGTAAGGCATTAAATGTTGATATTAAAAAGATTTGTAGAACATTAAATCCAAATCACAATATTAAACAAACCGAAAATATGTTAAAACTCGCAAACGAAGTTGAAAGATATAATCAGGTTGGAATGTGGGGATATAATGTGATTGATATTTTACATTCAGTTAGAAGAGCTCAAGCGATTAATTCAAGCATTAAGTCTGCGGGTTTGAAGTATATTACAAAATTTATTGAGGCCGAGGCTCCTGACCGAGTTTACATTAGTCACGAAGATATTGGTTCAATGTATAAAGACAAAAATGAGTATTGGTTAAATGTTACAAATGGTAAGTACAAAAGAGCTGACAATCCTGATTTTAACGATTTAGACGTAAGATTCCCAGGAACTTATATAAAAGTTAAAGGTGATAATATTGTAGAAAGATATCTTGATGATGACTTAGAAGAAACACTTTTAGTTGACGAACAATTCAATCAAGGAACTTTCTTACTAGCGTCAATGGTACCAACAACATATGAGAGAGTTTCTACTTTAGGTACCGCAACAATTTGGAAAATGTTAATGTTGGCATGGTCTTACAAATACAAATTAGCAATTCCAAAAAAACAAGATAAGACCGAGTTTGTAGGAGGGCTCTCAAGACTTTTAAAAGTAGGGTACTCAACCGATGTTTTAAAGTTAGACTTCTCTTCATTATACCCATCAATTCAATTGGTTCATGATGTATTTCCAGAATGTGATGTTACAGGCGCCATGAAAGGAATGTTATCATATTTTAGAGAATCTCGTATTAAATACAAAAATTTAGCAAAAGAATTTTCAACAAAAGATAAAAAATTATCTTTATCGTACGATAGAAAACAACTACCAATCAAGATTTTTATAAATTCTTTATTTGGCGCCTTGTCGGCACCTCAAGTATTTCACTGGGGAGATATGTTTATGGGAGAACAGATTACTTGTACTGGTCGACAGTATTTAAGACAGATGCTTTATTTTTTTATGAAAAAAGGTTATACCCCCTTAGTTTGTGATACAGACGGTATGAATTTTTCATTACCTGATGGAGGTGTCGAAGAAAGAGTTTATATAGGTAAAGGTAATAATTGGTTAGTTAAGGCCGGTAAAGAGTACAGAGGATATGATGCGGATGTTGCAGAATTTAATGATACGTTTATGAAAGGTGCTATGGGACTTGATTGTGATGGAACGTGGAAATCTTGTATGAACATTGCACGTAAGAACTACGCCACAATGGAACATAATGGTAAAATCAAATTAACAGGTAATACAATTAAATCTAAAAAATTACCTCTTTATATTGAAGATTTCTTGGACAAAGGAGTTAAAATGTTGTTGGAAGGTAAGGGTCAAAAATTTGTTGATTGGTATTACGAATACCTAACAAAAATTTACAATAAACAAATTCCTCTTATGAAGATAGCTCAAAGAGCTAAAGTTAAATTAAGTATGGACGATTACATTAAACGTTCAAAACAAAAAACAAAGTCTGGCGGCGCTATGAGTATGATGGCTCATATGGAATTAGCATTGAAAAGCAAACTCAACGTTAATTTGGGGGATGTTATTTTTTATGTTAACAACGGAACAAAGGCATCTCAAGGAGACGTTCAAAAAGTAACACCTATTAAGTTAACTAAAAAACAAAGAGAAGAATATTTTAAATTACATGGTAAAGATGCCCCTCCCGACAAAACTGAAGTTCAAATAAACTGTTACATGTTGGAACAAAAAACTTTAGAAAATAACCCTGAAATGACAGGTGAATACAATGTATCAAGAGCAATTGTTACATTCAACAAAAGAATTGAACCTTTATTAGTTGTTTTTAAAGATGAAATTAGAGATAATTTATTAGTGTTAAATCCTGAAGATAGAGGTTTATTCACTAAAGAACAATGTGAATTGACAAATGGAATTCCTTTTGAAGAAAAAGACCAAGATAGCGTGGAAGATTTATTAACTATAACGGAACAAGAATTAAAATATTGGGATAAAAGAGGTATTGACCCATTTTATATTTATGAGTTGGCCGAAAATGGTTGGGAAAAATTTGTTGATTTACAAATAAAAAAGTGAAACTTTTACTGATAGATACATATATTTATACATATGGGGAGACCAAAAATAAAAGATTGTGATAAAAAATTAAAATTTGGTATAAGCTTAGACCCTAAGCTTTATCAAAAAATAAAAAAAGATGGGTTTCGTGTCTCAACATTAATAGAAAAATTAATTAGAGATTATTATGAAGACAAAAAAATGTAGTAAATGTAAAGTAGATAAACAATTATCTGAATTTGGTAAAGACTCAAGTCGGAAAAATGGAATTAGTTACTTGTGTAAACTTTGTCATTATACAAATCTACAACCTTTATGAGCAAAAGATAATTTAACTAAAAACAACAAATTAACTAAGTTTTAAACCATCGGAACTTAAAATATACCAGCTACCTTCTAAATTATATAATTCAACACAAGCACCCTTATCTATTACCATTTCATTATAAAACTCATCTATGTAATTTTTATTTGTGATTATGGTTACTTTAGTAAGTGCTTTTATGATGATATAATTTGTTGTATCAGAATCTAAAGTAAGTTTACAATGTGGCGTTTCTTTTACTAAAATTAATTCTTCATCATTTGTTTTATATTCTGATGTTGTAACAATCTTATATATAAGTTTTTGATTTGACTCAAATTCAAAACCTCTATGATGTTTTTCACCAATTTTTTTTCTTACTAAATTTGATTTGATATTTGTCATAATTAAATTACGTAAATTTGTCTTGGCATTGCCCTATATTTCAGAGACTTATTTAAGTTTTCTGCAATATTTGCCTCACGTTCCATTACTTTTTCAGGTTTTAGTCTTGTTAAACGACCTTCAGCACCAATAAGTTCTTCAATTAATTTTGATTTTTCATCCTTAGCTTCAGTTGCTAATGAGGAATAATCCATGGTTAATTCAGAATCAGGTGTTTTTAAGTTACCACTAAATTTACCTCTAACTCTTGATAAAGTTTCTTTAGCGTAAGCAAAAAACCATCTACGAACCCAAATTTGTGCCGGATTATTTAAATCAACCCAATTAATTTTATCAAATGGAACATCTGAAGGTAATTTTATAATATCGGGATTATCCTTTAAACATTTATCTCTATCAGAACCTTCAGTATCATAATACCAATACCAAACTTTACCGTTCATTAAAGTGGCATTACCAAAGTCAAATTTACCACCTGGTGTGTTCATTAGGTGAACCGCCTTTTTACCATCAGGAAGAGCGGTTATTCGATATGTTAAATCACCACCAATAATTCTTCTTTTTAAATTGATGTCTTGCATTCTCAACATCATATCAAAACCCGGCATCATAAAATATGAACCAATGGCGCCCATTTGGGAATAACCCGCAGGTCCACCAAAACCAGCACCTCCTAAAGCTCCAAAAGACCAAGGGTCAAACAATACATTATTTAATGCGTTTGGTGTAAACCATAATAATTCATTTAACTCTCTATTTGCCGGTATTTCGTAAATTTGTTGATTTGGAGCAAGTTGTATGTAATCTTTTTTCAAAACCCAATCACCACCAGCCTGTAAACCAACTATCTTAGAATATGCGTAAGTGTATCTTGTTTCATAATCTAAACTTTTTGTTGTGAAAGCTCTCGTTAAAGATTGTGTATCCAAATTTAATCCCCAAAGAGAAGTCCATTGAGACTCGATTAACCAATCTTGAACATATTGTGAATAATCCTCGATTGAGAGTTCCAATAATGAATCTAATTGTTCATCTTCCAATTCTACACTACGAAGTGGAGCACCTAATTGATGTCTTAATCTAGTATATAATTTACTTCTTTCTGGTTCTGCTATGATTGCCATGAGGGTGTTGTTTATTATATAAATATCAACTCAAGCTATAAATCAAATCACTTTTTGGAAAAACAAAATTACCGTCAACAATTTTAGAATTTTTATTATTGAACACTAAAATTTCTTTGTTTTTCTTCGAAAATATTAATAAGTTAGTATAATATTTTTTAACTTGACCAGTATCGAATATTGTGATTGAATCGTCAGTTTCCTCAATTTTAGAAAACGGTTTAATTTGTGCGGTTAATTTTTGACCATTAATAATTATTTCACAATCAATTCCGGCAATCATATCTTGTTTACCACCTAACTCCCCAATTTTCTCAACGTTTTCGTCACCAAATTTTTTCTTCAATATTTTGATAGTTTCATCTTCAGTTTTTTCACCCCATTTATCTGTTTCAGTTAAAAGTGACATTATATTCTGAAATGTTGACGAATTGGTTGAAAAAATCCTAAACCTGTAATTATGAATCAAATTAATAAATTTTTTGGTTTCACTTATTTGTTCAAATGGTTTGAGTCCAACTAAACGTATTTCAGGTTTGTTTTGACTAACTAAAACTTTATTAACATCTTGTAGTAACACACAAAACCCATTATAGTTGGTGTTTAATTTATTAATTACTGACCTACCACTTCTTTCCAAGTCGTAAATTCCTGACATACTTCCTTTTTCATATTGGTCTTTGTCAAAATATTTGTCTTTGAATACTTCTTTTAAAATTTCGTCAATACCTTTTCTAAAAATGTTTTTAACTGAAGGATTTACGTTGAAGATAAATCTGATAGATTCTTTCATTTCTCTACTACATTTTTGAGAAACACCTTCTTTTATAATGGTTTTTAAATAATTACTTTCTTCTATTTTAGTTTTCACTTTCATTTTATATAACTTTTCAACAAATTCCCAATTAACACAATTCCAAAAGTTTTTAATATAATCATCTCTTTTGTTTCTGTATTTTAAATAATATGCGTGTTCCCACAAATCTAAACCTAACAAAGGATACCCACCGTTATCAATAACATTCATAAGAGGATTGTCTTGGTTGGGCGTAGATAAAATTTTTAAAGTATTTTTGTTTGTTAATACTAACCAAACCCATCCCGAACCAAATCTTTCTTTTGCAACTTCTTCAAACTTTGTTTTAAATCCTTGGAATGATTTGAAGTCTTTATTAATTAATTTTGAAATTACCTCGGTTGGTTTTTGTTTTTTTGGTGATAACATTTTCCAAAAAAGAGCGTGATTAAATGCTCCCCCCGCATTATTCCTGATTGTTTTATTAAATCTACTAATAGATTTAATCATTTGTTCTAGTTCTAAATCACCGTAATCTTTCTTAGAAAGCGCCGCGTTCAACTTATCAACATAACCTTTATAATGCTTATTATAATGGTATTCCATTGTTTCAGCGTCAATAAATTGTTTTAGAGCAGTATAGGCGTAAGGGAGTTTATCAATCCCAATTTTTTTCATTTCATTTAAGAAAAGTTTTTGTTCTACTTTTTTTTCTTCTAAGACAAGTTGTTTTTCGATGACTTCGATTTTTTCTTGTATTTTTTTCATATGCTTATTTTATTCTATAATAAATAAGCGGAAGTTTTGAATTATCTTATCGAATTAATTCTATTCATAATTTCTTCTATGAAATCAGCCTTGTCTAAATTATCACCCATTACTGTGTCGATAATATTTTTTTTCTTGGATAACATGTCGTAAATGATACCTTCTATGGTATTTTCAAATATAGGATAATATACTGAGACATTATTTTTTTGTCCGTATCTGTAAGCTCTATCTTCCGCTTGTTGATGGTGTGCGGGTACAAATGATAAATCATTAAAAATTACTGCCTCACCTGCCGTTAATGTGATTCCCACACCTGCGGCTTGTAAATTTCCGACAAAAACTTTAATCTTGTCGTTTTCTTGGAATTGGTCAACTGAATGTTGTCTTTGTATTTTTGATGTTGACCCATCTAATCTGACTGCCGACTTTCCAAAGTGGTCAGCAATTTTGTTTAATGTATTTGTGAAGTTGGTAAAAACAATAACTTTTTTATCTTGGTCAAGAATATTTTGAACCAATTCGATTGTGTTATCAACTTTTTCTTCAGAGATAATTTGTCTAACTTTCATTAGTTTAGAGAATTGGATTGTTAAGGAATTTGTTTCATCATTTCCCTTATTGTACCAATCATAGTATTCTCCCATCAATCCTTCATATAACTTGGACTTCAATCTCAAATATACTGGTGTAATGATTTTATCAGGTAAATCTAAAACTTCAGTTTTTAATCTTCTTAGAACCTGTTTGGAAGTTCTATCTCTTAATTCTTCTAAATTAGATGCCCCGCTTACATTCCAAACTTTTCTTTTACCAGCTCTAAATTGATAACCTTGACAATATCTAATGGCGTAAGCCATCCAATTTTGAGCAACGGGACTTTCAATTAGGTTCAACAAATTATAATAGTTCATCGGTCTTGAAGTCATTGGTGTTCCTGTTAACAACCATAATATATCAACTTTTTTACAAAAACTATTAACTAATTTTGTTCTTTGGGATTGAGCGTTTGAAACGTAATGTGCCTCATCTAAGATAATTAATTCGGGTTTAAACTTAGAAAATATCGAACTTTCTTTTTCTTTTAAATCGTAAAAATTCTTTAAAATGTCATAATTTACAATTAAAAAATCAGAGTCGGTTGAAAAGTTTTTTCCTTCGGCGATGTATACACTTCTATCGGTATAATTTCTAATTTCTCTCTCCCAATTGATTTTCAATGATGCGGGACAAATAATTAAGATTTTCTTTGAACCCGTTTCTAAGGCGGCAATAATAGTACTTGTCGTTTTTCCTAACCCCATATCATCGGCTAAGATGTATCTTTTAGAACTAGCTAACTTTTCAATTGATTCTTTTTGATGATTCAAAGGAGGTCTGTGAGAATATTTTGTGTAATCAATTTCAACTTTTTGTATTGTATGAGTTTTGATTATAGCTCCTTTTGGTAACCAAAAATCATGGATAGTTTCTCCTGAAAAAACTTTTCCCCATACATGGTAAGATTTATCTTTTTCAACTAACAATTTTTCAATCCAAACTTGTTCTGGTATGGTTGTATATAATTTTTCATCCGCAATTTTCTTGGCGAAATAAGGGTCTAAATCAACCCATTTCTTTCCGATTTTAGGAGTAACTTCATGATAATTAATTATGTATTCTGATTGAGCTCTTGTCGGATAAAATTTTTTATTAGTATTCATTTGATTTTGAATACGGAGAATATAATTATTTGCACCTGAATATGACTCAAGTATTTTGAGTGCGTTTTGTTCGATAAGATTTATTGATTGTCCAGTAATCAAAACACTAAAAAAAAGTTTTAATATAAAAATAGTAAACTTTTTAATATTTATCAATATGTCAGAGCATAAAGTTCCTATAACTCGTCTTGGAAAATTTTTTGGAGACGAAGATTTCAATTTAGATGTTGGAATCGGCCAAGAATGGTTGTACGGTGATATGAATTTTACTTTAGTATTATATCGTGTTGATAGACAAAAAACTAAAACCGATGATGTGTATGGTGAAACTCTTATGGACGGTATAAAATTTTTACCCCCTGTTGAATTTAAAGGGTATGTTCAAATTATTCAACCTGAAAACAAAAATATTGGTAACAGTAAAATTAATCAAATAGAACCCGGTAATTTAAAAGTTGGAGTATATCAAAACCAACTTGAAGGATTGGATATTGATATTAATATAGGGGATTATATTGGTTATTACGAGTCAGAAACAAGAGTGAGATATTATACTGTTGTGAATGATGGTCGTGTTATATCAGATAATAAACACACTTACGCAGGAACAAGGCCATTTTATAGGTCAATAATTGCATCTGCGGTAGTTAACAATGAATTCAGAGGATTATAATAAATGCCATTACCTAAAAAAATAAAAAAAGATATACCATTAACTTTCTCAAAAACTCTATTACCGAGAAGAGAAGAGTTATTAGAAAAAATAAATAAGGATGGAACTTATTTACCTAAATCCATATTACATGCTGATTTAGATGGTGGATTTTTAAATTTTGTTAAAGAAGACTTAAAATTAGTTGTTGACGGAAAAACAGTACCAACTGTTGATATAATCATAACAACTCAAAATTGGATTCAATTTACAGAAACTTGGACTTTCCAAAACCAAGATAAAAACGCCGAACCTCCTTTTGTTACAATAGTTAGAAATCCTGAAGTAAAATACGGAACAAACCCATCAATACTTTATACCATACCTAATAGAAAATTATTTTTTTATGCACAAGTACCAACTTGGGACGGACAAAGAAGTGGGTTAGATATCTATAAAATACCACAACCAGTTCCTGTTGATATAACTTTTTCTGTTAAAATAGTTTGTAATAGAATGAGAGAATTAAATCAATTCAATAAGATTGTTTTAGAAAAATTCTCATCTCGTCAGGCATATACTGTTATCAAAGGACATTACATACCGATTGTAATGAACAACATAACCGATGAATCAGTTATGGATGTTGAAAAAAGAAAGTACTATGTTCAAAGTTACGAATTTACCATGTTAGGTTTCTTAATTGATGAAGATGAATTTGAAGTGTCTCCTGCGGTTTCAAGAGTTCTCCAAGTTATTGAGTTTGAAAAAACAACTACTAAAAGAGCAAAGAAAAAAGATTTAGAAAATACTGTCATTTCAAATGAAATTTTGTTTGTTATTGGTAACACAACAATATCTCAACTTTATAGTTATACTGCTAATTTGGTTTTAGGTGAAACAAAAAATATTCAATCATTTGATGTTTATATAAACAATGAATATTATGGTAGTGATGTTAACGAAATCCAAGTTAATACAAATGACGTTGTAAAAATTATGGTTTCTAAATTAGATGATACACAAGAAGGTATCATTTATTTCCAAGATAAGTTACTTTAATTTTCACCGTAGATATCCTTTTTTTCCTTACATTTTTCTAATATAAGTTTTTCTAAAAATCGATACATTTTAATACCCTTTTTATCACAGTATGTTTTTAGAACATTATGTACCTCAACAGATATTTTTAAATTTTTTATTTTCTTTTCGTTTTCTTTCATGGTAGAAAAAAGGTAGAAAATATTCTACCCAATTTATAAATAGTATTCGCAAAGTAAAGAATTTTGGTTTTTTTCATAATATTTATCTATAAAATAAATAAATAAAAGAAAACTATAATGGCATCAAACAACAAAGTATTCGTATCACCTGGGGTTTATACCTCTGAAGTTGATTTAAGTTTTGTAGCACAGAGTGTAGGTGTTACAACTCTAGGTATTGTTGGTGAGACTCAAAAAGGTCCCGCTTTCGAACCAATCTTCATCACTAATTTTGACGAATTTTCAACTTTCTTTGGAGGTACGTCTCCCGAGAAGTTTATAAACACACAAATCCCTAAATACGAGGCGGCGTACATTGCTAAATCATATTTACAACAATCAAACCAATTATTCGTAACAAGAATTTTAGGTTTATCAGGTTATGATGCAGGACCTTCTTGGTCTATCATAACTAAAGCTAATGTAGACCCAACAACTGTTAACTTCTTTTGTGAGAGCGCGGTTACAACTAATTGTGTTACCGAATGTGTGGATTTTAAAACAATTGATTTTGTAATTGATTTTACAGGATGTACAAATAACACAACTTCAATTTCTTTTGTAACACCATCTCAAATTCCAAGTGAAATTGTTGCAAAATTAAACTTACCTTACGAACAGTTTAACGGTTCTGTATCAACTTTAAATCAAAACATAAATTCACAAATTTATGATGTCATGGTTGATTATGCTTTTGGCACAGGAACTTTGGAACAAGAATCAATTTATTATTATGGTGTTATTACTGAAAACGATTATGATATTTTATCTCCAACATTCACGGCAGATACTAACGTATTTAATTTAGACAGTGTAAATGCCGGTACCGCAAATTATTCTGACCCAAATAACGACCCTTGGTATTACGCATTATTCGATAATAATGGAGGAGGAGCTTATTCAGGTTATTCATATTGGTCAATAGTTACAGGTTTAACTGAAATCATAACTACTACAACCACATCAACAAGTACTTCGACTACAACTACCACAACTAATCCTTGTGTTACACCAACACCAACTTCAACAACTACATCAACTACTGTAAGACCTACAAAATGTTATAGCGGTAGTTTAGTTGGTAGAGTTTATATCTACTCAGGAACTGCGTATTTAGACTATGATGATTTAGTTGTTGCAACATTACGTTCAAGAGGTATTGCAACTTATTCAAGTGATAATGGTCCTGTTTACGAAGTATCGGGTTTAACTGATGTTACTATGGATTGTTCAGGTACTTATTCAGCGGTTACTAAAAATCCTTTTGCAACATTCGCATTAAATGTAACAAATAAAGATTCTCAAAATTTTGTATTTGAAACTTCATTTACTAATTCAGACCCTAAGTACATTAGTAAAGTATTTGGTACTTCTAACTTTTCTAAACCAAGAGCAACAACTCCTTTATTTGTTGAAGAAAGATTCCAAACTTTATTGACTTATGGTTGGAGAAAAGGTTATATCAGAGGTTTAAGTTGTCAACTTACCGCTTTACCTGACGCAAGACAAGGATTTGACCCAACTAGTATTGCTTGGTATTTGGAAAGATATCAATCACCGGCGTCTCCGTGGGTTGTATCTGAACTTAGAGGTAGTAAAGTATTTAACTTATTTAAGTTTACAACAATTGCTGACGGTGATGCGGCTAATACTGAAGTTAAAATATCAATTGCTAATATTTCATTTGGTAATGGTACTTTTGATGTTATTGTTCGTGATTTCTTTGATTCGGATGCAAACCCTGTAGTTATTGAGAAATTTACAAACTGTTCAATGAAC